CTAGCCCAGGTAACGGTATGGATTTAGATTTCTGGCGTTATGACAATTCAGTTGCACGTTTTAACAGTGTAACAGTACAAGGTGTTAGCACTACACAAGTAGACGGTGCTGGCGCTATCGGTGACTTTGTTCCAGCAGACGGTTCAAGTATTACACCTCTTACAGCAATAAGTGCAGTGCAAGCAAACTTGTTGATTGACCAACAAGGTAACACAAGAGCAACAGTTGTTATTCGTGAAGTAAACGGATCAGGTGGTGTAACCACAGCATTAACTGCTCCAGATGTACAAGCACAAGCGGCACAGCCAACAGCAACAGCAACAACAGGCACATATTGGTTTGATAACGATATTGATGCACTAGATGTTTACCAAATAAACGGTGCAGACTATACACCAGTTACAGCAACTTACAGCCAAACAGCTCCTAATGCACCAAGTGCAGGTGACATTTGGATTGATACACTACACGCTGCAGAAAATCAAGCTAACGAACGTGATTATCCAAAGATTTACAGACGTAATTCAGGTAACACTGCTTGGATCAAACATGACAACACAGATCAAAGCACAAGTAATGGTGTACTATTTGCAAACATCACAGACACACTAGGTGATACTAGTAATGGTGGTAATGCAACTCCTATTACTGGAGCGCCAAGTGCGTTGGTTTATCCAAACGAGATGATCGTTATTAACATGGCACAAAGTAGAAATACAGTGCGTGAATGGAACGGCACTGCTTGGAGAAACGCTGCAGCTAACCATGCAGACGGTAGTGGTAGCTTTGGACGTTATGCACAACGTAAAGTAATTGCAACAGGAATGCAAGCGGCAGCAGCAGATACAGATCTCAGAGATCCAACACTACGCTTTAGCCTACTTGCAGCACCTAACTATCCTGAATTGATTGACGAAATGGTCACATTGAACAGCGATAGAGGCGAAACAGCATTTATGATTGTTGACTCACCAATTCGTAAGAATCCAACAGACGTTATTACTTGGGTACAAAACAACAACAACGCAAGTGAAAACGGTGAAGATGGATTGGTAACAAACAACACATACAGTGCAGTTTATTATCCAGCGTGTCAAACAACAGAACCATTAAATGGTAACACAGTTGTATGTCCTCCAAGTCATATGGCATTGTATACATATGCTTACAACGACAACATCAGTTTCCAATGGTTCCCGCCAGCAGGTACAACACGTGGTGTAGTACAGAACGCTACAAGCGTTGGTCATATGACAACAGAAGGCGAATTTAAGCCATTGAGTCTAAACCAAGGACAGCGTGATGCTATGTACACTGTTAAACTAAACCCAATCACAACATTCCCAGGACAAGGTACGATTGTATTTGGTCAGAAAACTCTGCACACAACTACAAGCGCACTGGATCGTGTGAACGTTGCTAGATTGGTTGCATATCTCAGAGATAGATTTGATGAGTTAGCTCGTCCGTTCTTGTTTGAGATCAACGACCAACTAACAAGAGATAGAGCTAAGATTGTATTTGAAAGATTCTTAGCAGATATCCTAAGTCGCAGAGGATTGTATGACTTTGCAGTTGTATGTGATGAGAGCAACAACACTCCAGCACGTATTGACCGTAACGAACTATATATTGACGTTGCGATTGAGCCAGCCAAAGCGGTTGAGTTCATTTATATCCCGATTAGAGTAGTTAACACAGGCACAATTAGGGCAATTAACTAAAAAAATTAACAGAATACTTAATTAGGCGTCCAAGGGCGCCTAATTTTTTGACTGAAAATCATAAATACGTATAGCCGGTATTACAAGGAGAAAATGATGGCAGTTATTACAACATTAGGTGTTCCAGACAATCAAGGTAACACAACAACAATTATGCCTAAGCTCGCATATCGTTTTAGAGTGACTTTTATTGGAGACGGTTTCAGTGCTACTCCTACAAGAAGTGTTATTAGTGTAACACGCCCTTCACTTACACATGACGAAGTGGTCTTAGACGCATACAACTCAAGAATTTATCTAGCTGGTAAGCACACATGGGATCCGATTACAGTAACAATCAGAGACGATGTAGACAGTGCAGTGCTTAGAGAGCTAAACAATCAACTTAACAGACAAGTAGATCATGCTAACCAAGCAAGTTCAAGAGCTGGTAGTGGTTACAAGTTCCAAATGAAAGTAGAAAGTTTGGACGGTGCAAACCCAACACCAGGTGTATTGGATACATTTGAACTAGCAGGTTGTTATATTGCAAACATTCAGTATGGTGACATGGATTACTCAAACAGTAACCAAGTACAAATGACTGTAAGTATTAGATATGACAATGCTGAGATTTATGATGCTGCTGGTAATGCTACATTGACAGGTGATGCGCCTGATCAAACAGTTAGCAACGCAACAGGCGGCGGTAACTAATTAGGAACCTATTATGGGATTGATTAGTAATACCGGCCCTTATAATGCAGCCGCTGATAAGTTTAATGTTCAACATGGTAGTCAGGTACTAACAGGCATACCAAGATCTAAATTCCAATTCAGTGTGGACTTTATACTCAATCCCAGTGTTCCGTTACAAGACGAGAGTTTTGGAAGAGCCTTCACGTTTCACAGAGTAAGCAGTGCGGGCCTTCCAGACTACGACTACAACATAGTTCAAGTTAATCAATACAATAGGTTAAGATATATTCCTACTAGAATGACTATTCAGCCTATTACTATTATTTTCTATGACACCAAAGACAGTCAATTTGACTATCTACACAGAGCATATGCTGATCATTATTATCAAGGACATAATATGAGCAGTCAAAACTTCAACGATAGTCCTATCACAAATCCAAACTTCAGCAGTGGCGGAACTCATCAGTTTGGTGCTAAAACAGTACCAGACGATCAAAGATTTTTCTTTGAAGAAATTGTCATTACACAACAAGATACTGCACAAGGTGGTAGACGCACACACTTGTACAATTGTATGATTACCAACATCAATCATGACAGATTAGATTATGCAGATAGTGCTCCTGTACAATATACTGTACAGTTTCAGCCAGAACATGTTAACTATTTTGGACTTGGTAGCAATGGAAACAGTGCGCCGCAAGTAGCATCGGGTGGTGGAGAAGCAACCACAGTAGCCAATAGACAAGTAGCACAACAAGGGCTACAAAGATTCACAGGTACATTGCGCAGTGGAGAGAAGCTACGCAACATAAATGGTCAAACTTTCGTAGTACCTGCAGGTGAATAAATACTGCTAGAATGGCAAACAAATTTCAACAGGGTATATACGAGGTTAAAAATCCTCGCAAGTATGTGGGCAAGCACAAACCTAAATACCGCAGTGGGTGGGAATTAAAGTTTATGCGTATGCTGGATACACATCCTAACATACTAGCATGGGCTAGCGAAGCACACAGAATACCCTACAGAAATCCTGCAACAGGTAAGAATACACACTATGTTCCAGACTTTTTTATAGTGTATGAAGATAAGAATAAACAGCGCAAAGCAGAAATGATTGAGATTAAACCTGCAGGACAAACTCTAGCATACGCTAGAAGCACAGTACAAAAAGCACAGGCAATTGTAAACGAAGCAAAGTGGCAAGCTGCCAAAGTGTATTGTCAAAGACAAGGTGTTGGCTTTAGAGTTTTAACTGAAAACGAATTGTTTAACCAACCTACAAAGAGGAAAAAACGATGAGTAGCAAAATTGAAGATGTATTTGATTTACCCCCAATGAAAGAAGAAGTGGTAGATGAACCTATCAAAGAAGAAGAGACGGGGCTAGATATTGCACAGTTACAGCAACAACTAGACACAGCAGACAAAATTGATGCCGCACTGCCAATGGTAAGAGACTTAGAAGCATTGGATGCTGACATGGACAAGTATGCAGACAAAGCAATGCATGCTTTTCAAGATTTGATGGATCTTGGACAAAATGTAGAAGATAGACATGCGGCGGCTATATTTGATACAGCTAGTAAAATGATGACCAACGCTATCACTGCTAAAACAGCGAAGATGGACAAAAAACTTAAAATGGTGCAATTGCAACTACAAAAAGCCAAGTTTGATGCACAAGAAGCCAAATCACGTGGAGATGATAGCAGTATACAAGGCGAAGCAGAAGAGTTTGAAGACCGTAACAGTTTGATTAATGCTGTCATTAATAAAATGAATAACTCTGATAAATAACTACAGTTAAGGAAATCGCGATGAAAAGTTTGAAACAATA